ATGATGTTGCAGAAGATGCAAGGGTTTCCTTGTACTTTCTTGTAATCTCATGATAATTTGTGCCATCATTTGTTAACTGCCATTGATCTGCTGTTTCATTCCATAAAACTTCTACATCAGCAGAGTCTCCTCTTTCTACCTTCAATCCCGCATCTGCTGAGGGGGTTCCAGTTACGTTAGAGTTTAAAACAACCTTATTGTCAACTATGTTTACTTCTGTTGTGCTTATTGAGTTAATAGATCCCTGAACATCTAGGTTTCCATTAACGGTAAGATTTCCAGAAACAGTTACATCGTCTGGCAATCCAATTGTTACAGCAGCAGTTTCTGAACCAGATCCAGATACTGTAATTTCATTTGCAGTTCCAGAAATTGTTGCTACATAATTTCCTGTAGTATCAGTTCCTAGTGCTACTGAATTTGGCTGAACAGTTGTTGTTATGGTGACATCACCAAGGTTAGTCATCGTAGCAGATCCAGCTACGTCTCCAGAAAGTGTAATTACTGGGTCTTTAGCTAAACTTACATGACCATTTGTAACAGAAAAGTCTGTTGAGTCAAAGCTAGCAATACCCTTATTGGTATCAGATGCATCTTCTCCAGAAATTGTAATTGTTCCTGATGAAATTGATGTATCTATTCCTTCTCCACCAGATACCGTTAGGGTTTCTGAAAGTAAAGAAATTGTGTCAGTACCAGAATCTGAAGCTATATCTAAATCTGTTGATATAGTTGTTGATCCAGCAGCAGTTAATCTACCTTGTGCGTCAACTGTAAAGGTTGGGATTTCTGTGCTAGAACCATATGATCCTGCAGATACAGATGTATCGTCTAAATCTATTGTTGTTTCGCCAGATACATTATCGTATGTAGCCGTTAAGCCAGTTCCTCCAATTACAGAAGAACCAATTACATCTTGAATTACATCGGTAGCTCCAGATGCTGGAATCCATGTCGTTCCATTGTAAAAGTATAAAACATTATCTCCAGTATCAAAATATATTTGACCTGCTACTGGACTTGAAGGGGCACTACCTAAATTCTGAATTCTGGCATTGAGAAGTTCATTTTTATTTAGGTCGACGCTTACCAAAAATTTTCTTGCCATTTTTTATCTCCTTATGATAGGTATACTGTTCCAGAAAATGGTTGTGCCATTACTAGTGTCAACTCATCAAGAGAATCATAGTTGATGCCTGTTTCAACGACATCTCCAGAACTTGATTTAATTGTTACACTAGGACTGTATCCTAAATTATGTGTTATTTGTATAGAGTATTCTCCATTTACAGGGCCAACAACCTGAGACAATTCCCATGATGTTGAAAATGAAACGTTTTGTGTTGTAGCAAACTCAACTACATCCGCTCCAGACCAAGTAACATTAGATGGTTTTGGGCCATAAAATGAAAAGGAGTTTTTATCATAATAAAAATCTCCTTCTAGGCCAAGGTTTGAGGACGGTATGCCGTTACCGCTTAATATAGTCCTACCCCTAGGTCCTTGTGTACCTGGGGATGAAATAATTAATCGATTTTTTTGTTCTACAACTTTAACAATTTCGGCCATTAAATAGTCACGCTCCTACTCAATGTCATAAACCCTTCAAGCAATTTAATCCTATTGCTATTTGAGTCTACTACCATAATGTCATAAGCTGACTTAGGATAAAACATTTTATTTGTTTGAGTAGGAGTGACTTTAATAGTTAATTTTCCATTTGGCTCGTCAATAGTAATTCCACCAGCTGGAGAAGTTAGCGTAAAAGCTAACTTATTTCCGCCTTTTGTGTCTCGCACCTGCATTTTAGCGGATGCGCCAGTAAGATCAATAGGCGTTACCCCATCCTCTTCGGTATATTGAACCTCAAAGGTGAAAGTAGCATTTTGATCTACTTCAAAATTCTTTTGTACTGCCATTTGCAAAATCTCCTAAAATAGGAAAACTCCTATGCCAATTTTAGCATAGGAGCTGTCCTAATCGACTACTATTTAAGCTTGTGTTTTTGTAAATCCAAATGAGTTCTCGTTTGGATTTAATGCCTTTAAAATAACTGGTAAGCATGCTGCAATACCACCCTTAATTAAATCTCCTGGGTCTGTGTTTCCAGTCATGTACAGGGCAATAGCGGCGCCAAGAAAATGGCGACCATAGCTTGCTAACGCTGCTAGAATTTTTTCTTGCATTGTTACCTTTCCATCATTATTAAGATCTTGATTCATTAAGACCTCCTATTACTGGGCACCTTGCCCAGGAATTTTGGGTTTCCCCAATATTATAATTGTATCATTATGCAGTAATATCTACAAGTTCGCAATTTCCATCTGAAGAGCATGCCATTGTTTGTGATCCAAGGGTGCCGTCTTCAGTTTCATAAAAAGATAAATCTTCCCATCTAATTTTATTTGGCATCCTAGACAATATCTCTAAATATTCTTGCTCAGAAACTTCTTGATACGGAGCCTGCTTATAAGAATGATCAGAATATGGAAGAAATGAGATTCCAGAAACTTCATCAAAATGTTCCCACACCCATGCCCCAACGGCCATCCATTCATCTTCATGAACTGAAACTGTTATAGATGGCTTATGCTCACACCATGCTCTCTGATATAGCAACCATAGCTCTAAATGCTCTATAGCTGTTAAATCTTTTCTAAATGTTGCTTTTTCTGGAGCTTTAACAGGAAAAGAAAAAACATAAGTGTTATTCGGATTCATAAAGTCATCTTCGCATGGTATTCCAATTTCTTTTAAGAAATTAGATAAAGGATCTTTTTTGTCTCCCCGCACTGTTCTAATATAATACTCGGAATGCCACGGGTGCATGCCAGAAGATACTCCTGTAAGCTGTGAAACTGTTCCAGATGGCTTAACACAAGTTATTGCAGCTGAAGGGTTTATTCCTATTTTTTTAGATTCGGTAATGTTTACAAATCTAGCTCTAGATCTTAGTCTTTGTAATAAATGCTCTAATCTAGAGTAATTGTCTTTTTTCAAAACTTCAAGGTCTAGGCCATCTTTAGATTCGGTAAAAGAATCTCCTTGCCCTCTAGCTTTTCCAGAAAATAATGCATTACCAAATTGACCAGTGAGGGAAACTCCCAAAAGTCTTTCCTCTTCTGTATTTTGTTTCCAAATATCTCTTAAATATTGAAATTCTGTTAAAGTAGATTGCCACGTTCCTAAAATAGAAGCTAAATCTACTTTCTTAGCAACCTCTTTCTCAGTATCATTTTCTCTTATGACAACCTCTGAAAGATTGCAAAACTGATATGGTCTTAAAATAATTTCAGAACATGGATTTGTTCCATAATGTATATCTGGGTCTCTACCATATAAAGCAGCTTGTTTTTGTGCAGCAGCAACATTATAAATTCCACGTTCTCCAGACTTAGAGTCATAAAGATTTTTCCACTCTGCAATAAATTGTTCCATGGGCGGCTTTCTTGAGTATGCTACTGAATTGTTTGATAATGCACGTTGAGAATTATTTTCCCACCAATTACCAGACTTAGCATGAGCCATTTCTATATCATTGATATTTGATAAAGAAATCATTGCTGATCTACGAACTCCACCAACAACCACAACTTCTCCAATTTTGCACATAATATCGTGACACTCAATTGGCTTAAGTTGTCTTCCTGTAGCTCCCCTTACAGTTTTTATTGTAAAATCAAATAAATTTATAAGTGGTTGTGGTCCAGAAGACCTTCCTCCCATAGTCTTAAGTCTTGCTCCAGCTGGCCTAAGATTAGAAACATCAATTGAAGGAATTTTTCCTTGCCAAAGTGATTCTAATAGCTTCCTATAAGCGTCAGCCCATCCAGTTTTAGAATCTTCAACAACTATAACTTCATTTACTTTTTCAATTAACTCTGGAACTAGAGGAATCTGATTAATATATTTATACTCTACAGAAAAACCTACTCCAGAACCACACATTAAAATATACATTGTTTCATCAAAGGATCTTAGGCTGTCAACTGGAAGATATGAACAGTTATATCCAGCAGCGTTATCTCTTTCAAGCGCAGGGCCTGCGGTCATAACGGCTCTCATAGAAGGCATAACATTTCTAGAATAAACAGCATCTTTTAAATTAGAAAGAAGTATATCATCTGGAACATAATTATATTTATTTTTTAAATGATTGAGCATAAAGTTAAAATATCTATCTACAGTTTCTTTCCAAGTTTCTCTTCTGTTTTCATCTGGAATCCATCTAGCATATCTAGATATAGCAATAAAATTTTCATATGGATTTTTTATATTGCTTGAAAACTTATTTTCTTCAATATAAACTAAATCTTCTTCTTTAAAGTATTCGGAACAAACCGAAAAATTCTTATCATAAGAATCTTTGTATTCACCCAATAATGACATATAGCACCTTTTCCGCCTAACGGCTGTAAATTTAAAATTAGTAAGAAGATAATTCTACCAAAGAACTTTATAGAAGGGAAGAACTTTTAATATTTTTATAGTAAATAAATTATAACATTATTAGTTAACTATAACAATATTTTTAGTCAACTAACTTGACATGTACTATAAAACAATGTTATTATTATAGTCCGTTATCTCTAATGGAGGAAATGCCAATGGAGAATATGAAAGAAAAACTTAGTGATGTAATACATCATTATGTTGCAATAGCGGTTGGTTTGATGTTTTTATATGCTGGTACGCCAGTTATTATTGCACCGCCAGCCAATGCTTTAAAATCTGAAGTGCCTGCTGAATATTTAGTAGCAGCACCAAAAGAAGAAAAGCTAAAAGCAAAACAACTGAAAATAGAAACGCTGGAAAAATTCAGCAATACTGTATATAAACCTTCTGAAATGTTAACAGATGTAGAATTGGTAAAACTTCTCAAAGCTGTTGGTTTTGAAGGAAGCGCCCTTAAAATGGCGTGGGCCATGGCTAAAGCGGAGTCCAATGGACGCCCTATGGCATACAATGGCAACAGGAGTACTGGAGACAGTTCCTACGGAATTTTTCAGATCAATATGCTGGGTACTCTTGGCACAGATCGTAAAGAGAAATTCGAGTTGAGATCAAATGTACTATTATTTGATCCAGTCATAAACGCAGAGATAACGTACTATATGACTCAAGGCGGGAAGAATTGGTCATCATGGCCAAATTCTGTAGCAAAAGCAAAGAAATTGATTACTCAATTTCCAAAGTAGTTAGGAGTTAGACATTAAGGTACAAATAGTATCTAAATACTTAACTCTTTCAAGAGAGGGTCTTGTTCCACAAATGGATTGCCCATTGGATCAAGGCCTTCTTTTTGTTAATATAGACGGGGAAGATAAAATATTTATATACTGTCTTTCCTGTAATTATAAAAAATATATTGGAGTTCACCTATATAAAAAAATGGAAGGTTTAATGAATGCCATTAACAAATGAGTTTGATGAAGAATTGAGAAATATTGTAGCTAAAAATATACCTTGTGTTCATATGCCAGGACTTTTATTAGCAGAAAAAGCATTAAATGTTTTTAAAGTATATCTACAAGAATCAAAGGATCGTGGATTAAATACTATTGACGAAATATTAGAGGATATGAAAATTAAAAATGGACAATGAAGAAAATAGCTCTTTAGAAGATAATTTGCCCATGGTAAATTACATAATGCTACACAGAATATACGATATTATGACACTTATTGCTAATGAATTAGCAAAAGATGAAGAGTCTAGACTTAATATATCTAAAATGATAGAATACCATAAAGAAGGGTTCTTGCTTGGACCCTCTCCAGCTTATAGATCGGAAGAAAATAATGGATAAGGATAAAGAGTCTGTTGTAAATTTAATGGTTAGAGTTTTTGAAAATTCCAATAGATTTATGGCTATAGGTAGTGGTATGAGTGAAGAAGAGGCGGATCAGAAAATTGAACAATCTCGTCCAACTATGATTTACTTCATGTCTGCTATTTACGATAAGTTAGAAGAGAATGATATTATAGTATCTAATTAGTGCTATAATTTATATATGGCAAGACACTTTGCAAGAAAAATGATTGGTCCATATTTCCCATATGACCATAATAGACATGGTTGCCATGATATTAATTGTAAAAGTTGTAAAAATAAAAAAAACAGCTTTATACAAAAAATAAGAAAAAAAATTAATAAATATTAATAGTGGTCGAGCTTTTGCTCCTACTATTAAGCACATAAGTGCAGCAAATCCCGATTAGATCCGCCTCTAATTGGGATTTTTGCTATAATCTATACATGTATGATAATAACGATATATATTTTGATAAATATAAGCATATAAAACTGGATGAAGGAGTCCATGTGCTAAAAAATTTCTTAACTGAAGAAGAATGCGAATCTATAAGTACAATTCTAGAAAAAGTTAAAGATATAGATTGGCATGGTTCAAAAAAATCTCCAAATTATTTATTAGCTAAAAACAACGGAAAATATGAATTAACAAATAAACTTATAGAAATAAATCAAAAATACAATAATATTTTTGATAAAAAATATAGAATAGATGGGCCTTCGTCTATGTCTGTAATGAGATTTGGTTCGGTATGTGAATTACATGCAGACAACTGTGAAGAAATTAATTATGATTGGATCTGGACGGCAGTAGCATACTTTAATGATTTTGATGGTGGAGAAATATCTTACCCAAAAAAGTCTATAGTTTACAAACCAGAAAAAGGAGATTTATTATTTCATAGGCCTGACTACGAATACGAACATCAAATACTTGAAGTTTTAAGTGATAAACGATTTATAACTTCCGCTTATATCAGAAAACATTCTTATAAGCCTTAGCTTGTTATGTCAGAAAATGTTTTTCTTAAATAAAAATCTTTTTCGTAAACAAACCCAGTAACCATATATCTTTCACCAGAAGTTACTGCTTTTACTCCATGAGAATATTCCTCATATCCAGAATGAACTACTAGCATGCCTGGTTCTGGTTTTAAAATTATTCCTTTATTTATGTATACAACTTCTCCTCCGATATAATCATCATTGAAATACATTATATATCCTTTAGTAACATAGGCGCTTGTGCTTTCTCCAGAATTAGTTTCTTTATAATCAAATCTATCTGCATGAGGGTTTATTGCCCATTCACTATTTTTATCAGAAACATACTTTTGCAATACCCTTTGCCAGTTAACCATGTTCTTATCATCATTAATAAGTGATTCTACTAAATTTCTATACTTTTCGTTTAATAACACATTAGTTTCATCAGAATAGTTTTCATGCTCTTTCTGATAAAATACACCACGTTTTTCCCAGTTGTTTATGTCTCTGAAATCTTTAATAATTATTTCAATATCTTCTTTAGAAACAAAATTTTTCACCACAAATATACCGTCATCTAAATATTCTTTATTCATTTATTTTCCTTTTAAACCACCAATGTTCTGGTTCTGCATAATGAAGAAATATCATTGATACAGAGTCTGATTCAGTCATTTCTTCTCTCCAGTGAAATTGATCATTCCCATAGTATGCCAACGCTTGATTTTCTTTAAGAATATATTCTTTGCCGTCTACCCATATCCCCCAAGGATTACTTTGATTCAGGCACAGATCTAGGGTATAAGTACAAGCATTGTCATCTTTGTGTTTTTCTAACTTAGAACCAGGACCTACATACCTAGAATATACTGAATATGTAGGGAGAAGTGTTTTACTACCAAACACCTCTCTGGCTATGTCAGTTTTTGACATTAATATCATTTGAGACATTGGATCGTTAGCGGTATATCTTTTTCTATAGTCATCATAAGCTAGATCTTTATTCTTAATCATAGAATAATAACTTAAAGCGTTATCTAGCTCCTTTTCAGTTAAAAGTTTATTAATAATTTTAGGAAAATTCATTTATGCTATCCCAATAGGTAAAAAAAGTGCGGCGGAAGTGTGGTCGAAAATTAGAAGATCAAATTTCCAGAGCAAAATTTTTATCTCCTGTCGTCCAAAATGAAATAGAATATCTATCTTTATTTACTAATTTTACACCATGAGTATACATAATATCTCTTGAGTTAAATATGATTACATCTAAACCCTTTGGTTTATACTCAAAGTTTATTTTAGGAAAAACTATCTCTCCGCCACCATCTTTGCCAGTATCGTTTAGATATACAACTCCTCCAAATTGAATATGCTCATCTCCGTCTTCATAATCATCATGAAGTCCATGAAAATGTCCAGGAAGTCTTTTAACTAACCATGCCTGTGTCATGTATATTTCAGTCAACTGAAATAATTCACTAGCTTTATCAACAATTTTTAAATAATATTTATTTAATATACTTTTTATTTCTTCAGGAAGCAATGACTTGTCATCTTCTTTAAAATGAATATCTTTTCCATATCTTAAAAACTTAGAAAGATTTTTATGTCCATAATTAAAAAAGTTTGATTCTTCTATAAACTTAACCAGGGCGGCGGCATCGGATGGATCAATAAAATTTTCAATTATATGTGGCTTATTCATGCATCTTATCACTATTCTTAATAACATGATATATGACATATCCATATACAAGAACTGCAGATATTACTACTACTTCCATACCCTATATTTCTCTTCCAAAGTAAGCTCAAATAGAATATCCATCAACATTCTACAATCTTCATGTCTATAGTAAGTATAGCAAATGCCATCTTCAATATTAGGACATTCTAGCAATTTTTCTTCAATATAGTCAATAAAGGCTTTGAGGGCTTCTTGGACAAGAAGAATTTCATTAGGTAGTCCATATGTGGAGTTATTAGTGCCAAGGTCTATAAAGCCCATTAGAAGCCTTTTTTCAAGCATAGGATTTTTAGCCCTCCCCCCGCCTTTTTAAAAATATTTAATTCTAGTCAACTAGCTTTTTTTAATTTTCTAAAATGTGTACGTTCTCTATGACAATTTGAACATACTATTTCACATTTAGCTATTTCTTCGTCTATTAATTTTTTGCTGAGCGTTGGAACAATTTCCATTACATTTTTATGCTTTTTTCCACGAACGTGATCGAAATCCATAACATAATATGGAAAATAGTTTCCACAATCAGCACAAGGGGAATTTTCTTTTAATTCTCGAAGATATTTATACAATTGTGCTTTTTGTTTAGCTTTTGAAGTTTTTTCCGACTTCATATGAATATATTATATATTATTTTTTATTCCCTATGCCACAATTCTTTCCAATAAGTGTATTTTTTATATATATCAACATCATCTATTAGTATATCTTCTGGCGGTGGCCATTCGGGATTATCGGTATCTCGTTCTGCAACATTAAAGTTATCAGATAGTTCATTTTGATCTTTATACCTACTCCATATTCCTGTAAAAAGTCTTTCATCTTCTGAGTAGCCTCCAGAAACTGAATGAGCAGATACAAACATATCTACAATAGCTAAGTCTCCCTTTTCCCACCTAAGTTCAAAAATATCTTCTAAATCTGCGATGTCATAAGTTGAATTTTTAATCCCAAATAGGTCCTTGACCTTAGTGACTATTTCATAAAAATATTCTTTTTCTTGTCTTGTTGGAGTTCTTCCATCAAACAAAACTAAATCCACTGAGTTTAGAGCCCTAACCGTATATTCGTCCGTTGCGAAATGTTTTGAGACATACAAGCAATCTCCCCCTATGAAGTTTGTAAAACATTTTTTTGAAAATTCTTTTTCTTCTTCAGTTAATTGATTATATGCTTTTCGTAAATCATAAAAAAACGTTCTTCCAGCCATGTAATTTTTTAAATTCAACTTGTGCATATTCCATACGCCTATGCAAATTGGGTTTATATATTGTGGGTGATCTACGTGCCACTGAAGCATTATCTGATCTTCTGTACGGCCCATCTTTGTCAAAGCCTTATGGTTTTCTCTGTATGTCATTCCTGGGATGTCTCGAACTAATTGTGGATAAAGTCCAAAATACTTATTTATTATAACGGAAACTTGGCCTTGCTCATTTTCTGATAAATTAGCTTTACTAAAAACTATTACGCCTTTTTTCAAAAAATCATCCATATAAATGGATATGTCTTTTTCAAAATTATCTATGCCAGGAAATTCTTTTTTTTCTATTATAGTAGTCATTTTAAATCTCTTCTCATCCCCCATGGTTCTCTTAGTTTTATAGATTCTTCAATTCTTTTATTATACATAAATTTGTTCTTAATAAGTGAAAAAAGTGCGGCGGCGGAAGTGAACCGAAAATTAGAAGACATCAATACCCTTTATTTCTACATTTATTATTATCAAATTCATTAAAGGATGCAAATAAGGAAGATCCTATTAATATAATTCCTATAATGCATCCAATAAAGAAAGCTGTTTCCATATATATATTATATATTATGTTTATAATTGATACCTGGGGATATTAGATTTTAGGAAAGCCCCCCTTTCCCCCCAAAAGAAAAAATTTTCAATGTAAGGGGAAAGAGGGAGATTTAGACACCTGGTACATATTGAGTTTCAGTGTAAGCCCCCACAAACCAAGATATAGTGTAACATTTAGTTTTCATCAAAGTCAATAGTCTTTATTTTTTTAACATGATCTGCACAAAGGTAATATTTATTCCAAAGCGAATCATGCATAGTTGTATATGCATATTTGTCGCAAAATGAGCATGTCATGTCTTTATTATACCACCGCCATATATTCTAGTCGACTATAATTTAGATCTATAAAAATGTTAATATAGATTTTTTATGTATGATACACATATACACAGAAACGGACATTTCGGATAGTGCGCCCATAATTGTGGTGTAATTCACACGATAATCTTGTGATTTAATTCACAATGTCCGATTTGTTATAGTTTTGGTGATTGATTTTGTCAGACCCCCCGTGTAGTATTTAATTATTAGATAAAAGAAAGAAAGGACATAAAAAAATGTCACTAAAATATGAAATAGTAGTAAGAAACTTTACCTGCCCTGAGTGTGCTGGCTTCTCTGATGAATACTCTGAGATTTCCACCGATTTTGAAAAAACTTATATTCACTGCCCCGATTGCGAGGAGGAGTTATGGCTCTATGACCTCCAAATGGACGGACAAGATGTCCGTGAGGTATATCACACCGCATAGGCGGTGTGTCGGGTTGAAAATGTCAGCCCGCTCTGATAGTCTAACGACATAACAAAATTGAATAAAAGGGTATGAGCCTAGCAAATAAACCGAAAGGGTGAGCCTAGCAAATAAGACCCACTAACGAAAGGAAAAGAAATGGTAGAAATAATCGGACTAATAATCGCAGTGCCAGCGTTCATCATGCTAGTAATAGAGATTCTAAAGTAAAGGAATAAAAGAAAATGGATAGATACTTAAGCATAGAGCTAGACTCTTTTGGATTACACATTAGCGGGGCGCAAGGATACGCCTCTATCTCATGGCTACT